AGCGGCGACGGCCTATCGGAAGCAATTCAGTCAACGTGAGCTGATGGTGATGTGGCCGGATTTCCTCGGCTGGAACACTGACACCAACTCGTCGACGCCGATCGATGCGACCGCGATCGCGCTCGGCTTGCGCGCGAAGATCGACGAAGAAACAGGCTGGCACAAGACGCTCTCGAATGTCGGCATCAATGGCGTCACGGGCATTTCGCGCGATGTGTTCTGGGACTTGCAAGACCCCGCGACCGATGCCGGCTACTTGAACGAAAACGATGTAACCACCCTCATCAACTCGACCGGCTATCGTTTTTGGGGTTCGCGCACTTGCTCCGACGATCCGATGTTCGCGTTCGAGAACTACACGCGCACGGCTCAAGTGCTCGCCGACACGATGGCCGAGGCGCACATGCTTTATGTCGACAAGCCGATGCACCCGTCGATCGTGCGCGACATTATCGAAGGCATCAACGCGAAGTTCCGCGAGCTGATCTCGAACGGATATTTGCTCGGCGGCTCGGCATGGTTCGACGAAAGCGCGAACGATGCAACGTCGCTCAAGGCCGGCCAACTGGCGATCGATTACGACTACACGCCGGTTCCGCCGATCGAAAACCTGATGCTGCGCCAACGCATCACCGACCGTTACCTTGCCGACTTCGCTGCGCGCGTCACGGCCTAACTAGGGAGCTGGAAACATGGCATTGCCGAAGAAACTAAAGAACTTCAATCTGTTCCAGAACGGCGAAAATTTCGCGGGGCAGATTGCCGAAGTCACGCCCCCGAAGCTGACGCGAAAGATGGAGGCTTATCGCGGCGGCGGCATGAATGGCCCGATCGATATCGACCAAGGGCAAGAGGGCATCGTGCTCGAATGGACGGCCGGCGGCTTCATGCGATCGGTATGCGCGCAATACGGCATCACGAAGCATGACGGCGTGCAACTGCGTTTCGCTGGCGCGTACCGCTCCGAGGATTCGACGAAGCACGACGCTATCGAAATCGTTGTGCGCGGCCGTCACAAGGAACTCGATTTCGGCAACTCGAAGCCCGGCGACGATACGGCGTTCAAGGTTTCGACAACGTGCAGCTATTACAAGCTCACCGTGAACGGCGAAACCGTGATCGAAATCGACCTCATCAACATGGTCGAAATGGTCAACGGCGAAGACCTGTTGACCGATCTGCGCAAGGCAATCGGCCTGTAAGGCGGGCATGTCCCCTTCCCCGCCTGGTCACTCACCGGGCGGGCATCAAATACCCAATCTGAACAGAGAAAGAAATGACCGAACAAGCCAAGGCGAACACCATCACCCTCGATGCGCCGATCACGCGCGGCGAACAGGTAATCAACGAAATCACGTTGCGCAAGCCGGCCGCCGGCGAGCTGCGTGGTACGTCGCTCAATGCGCTCGTGAATCTGGACGTCGACGCGCTCGGCAAGGTGTTGCCGCGCATCTCGTCGCCGACGCTCACCGAGTTTGACGTGCAGCAGCTCGACCCTGCCGACCTCGTGCAATTGGGGGTGGCGTTCGCATCTTTTTTGCTGCCGAAGCGGGCGAGCTAGAGAACGGCATACCCGACCGCGTTGAAGAAGCGATGGCCGATATCGCGACCGTGTTTCACTGGACACGGCGCGATATGGACGATCTGACATTGGCCGAGCTGGCCGACTGGCGCGAGCGAGCGCGCGTGCGTTCGCCGTATGGAAGCGAATAACGATGGCAAACGGTAACGACCTGAAATTGCGCGTGCTGTTCGATATGGTCGACGGCGCAACGAAGCCCCTGCGAAACATCCTCAACGGTAACAAGGGCCTCGCGAAGTCGCTCAAAGAGTCGCGTGAAGAACTCGGCAAGCTGCAACGCACGCAAAAGGACGTGGCCGCGTTTCGCGAAATGCGCGTCGGCCTGAACGGCACCAAGCGCGACATGCAGAGTGCGCAATCGCGCGTCGCCGAGCTGGCCCGCACGATCGGCTCGACCGATTCGCCGACGAAACAGATGGTCGCCGAGTTTGAGCGTGCGAAGCGCTCGGCCGCGCAGCTCACGTCCGAGCACGAGAGACAGGCCGACAAGGTGCGGGCGCTGCGCGATCGCCTCGCGGGCGCCGGCATCGATACGCGCAATCTGTCGCAGCATGAGCGCGACTTGCGTTCGAGCATGGCCGCGACAATCGGCGTAATGACGACGCAGCAAAACAAGCTCGCCGAGCTCACCACTCGCACGAAGCAGCTCGCCGAGGCGCGCGAGAAAATGAACAGGACGAAGGAGCTGGCCGGCTCCATGGCGGGCACCGGCGCGAAGATGATGGCCGGCGGCGCTGTCGTCGGCGCTGCAACGCTTGTTCCTGTCGCGGCCTATGCACAGGCCGAGGATTCGGCGACGCAGCTCGCAAGCGCACTGATGCGCGCCGGCGGCACGGTCCCGCCTGAATTCGAAAAGATCAACACGCTCGCAATGAAACTCGGCGACCGCCTGCCCGGCACGACCGCCGATTTTCAGGACATGATGACCATGCTCACGCGGCAAGGTATCAGCGCGCAAGCGATCCTCGGCGGCATGGGCGAGGCAACGGCATACCTCGGCGTGCAGCTCAAGAAAACGCCGGCCGAGGCGGCCGAATTCACCGCCAAGCTACAGGACGCCACGCGCACGACCGAGAAAGATATGTTGTCGCTTACGGACGTGATCCAGAAGGCGTTTATGCTCGGCGTCGACGATAACAACATGCTCAACGGCTTCGCGAAGCTCGGCCCCGCGATGGACACGATCAAGCAAAAAGGCCTTGAAGGGGCGAAGGCGCTCGCGCCGTTGCTGGTGATGGCCGATCAATCGGGCATGGAAGGAAGCGCGGCCGGCAACGCATACCGCAAGGTGTTTCAGCTCGGCATGGATGCGAAGAAAGTCGGCAAGGCGAACAAGCAACTCGCACCCGCTCAACGCCTGGACTTCACGAACGGAAAGGGCGAATTCGGCGGCCTCGACAAGATGTTCGCGCAGTTCGAGAAACTCAAAGGGCTCACCACGCAAAAGCGCCTCGGCGTGATGAAAGAGATTTTCGGCGACGACGCTGAGACGTTGCAGGTTATTTCCCTGATGATCGAAAAGGGAAAAGCCGGCTATGACGAAGTACAGGGCAAGATGGCCGCACAGGCCTCGATGCAAGAGCGCGTCAACAAGCAACTAGGCACGCTTAAAAACCTATGGGAAGCGGCCGGCGGCACCTTCACGAATGGCCTCGTCGCGTTCGGCGAAGCGATCGCGCCCGAAGTGAAAGGCATCGTCGTATGGCTCGGCGATATGTCGCAACGCATGGGCCAATGGGCGCGCGATAACCCGACACTCGCTAACGGCCTGATGAAAGTCGCGGCCGGCGTCGCGCTGCTGCTGACGGCCGGCGGCGCTCTGATGGTGATGCTCGCCGGCGTGCTCGGCCCGCTCGCTGTCGTCAAATTCAGCATGACGGCGCTCGGCATGCAAGGCGGCATTCTCGCGCGCGTGCTCGGCCTCGGCGCGACGGCATGGCGCGTGTTCGCGTCGGCCGCGATGTTTGCCGGCCGCGCGATGCTGATGAATCCGATCGGCCTTGCGATCACCGCGATCGCAGCGGCGGCCCTCGCGATCTATGTCTATTGGGAGCCGATTAAGGCATTTTTCGGCGGCCTATGGGCACAGGTTCAACAGGCGTTCGCCGGCGGCATTTCGGGTATCGGCGCACTCATCGTCAACTGGTCCCCGCTTGGCCTGTTCTATCAGGCGTTCGCGGGCGTGCTGTCATGGTTCGGCATCGACATGCCGGCGAAGTTTTCCGAATTCGGCTCGAACCTGATCGCCGGCCTCGTCAACGGCATCACTAGCGGCCTCGGCGCGGTACAGGCCGCGATTACCAACGTCGCGACAAGCACGGTCGGATGGTTCAAGGAAAAGCTCGGCATTCATAGCCCGTCGCGCGTATTTGGCGAGCTGGGCGGGTTCATTACGCAAGGCGCGGCGATCGGCATGGAAGGCGAGCAAGGCCGCATCGCGAAAGCCGCGGTCGGCCTCGCGACGCTCGCCGCGACCTCGTTCGCTGCGCAAGGCGCACAGGCGGCCGGCACGCCCGCCGGCGGCCCCGGCGTGGCAATTGATACCCGCCCCGCCCTGCAAGCCCCGCCAGCGGCCGGAAAATCGGCGGGCGGCGCATCGGCGGCCGGCGGCGACACCTATATTTTTCAGATTTCCGGCGGCGGCGCTGATGAAATCGAAACGCGGGTTCGCAAGGTACTCGCCGACATTGAACGCAAGAAGGCCTCGCGCGTTAGCTCGCGCCTGTCCGATTAACGGAGAAAGAAACGATGATGATGTCGCTCGGCCAATTCGTTTTCAGTCTGTCGACACTGGCCTATCAAGAGCTGCAACGGCGCACGAACTGGAAGCACGCGAGCACGTCGCGCGTCGGCGGTCGCAACGCGCGGCAATACACCGGCCAGGGTGACGACACGATCACGCTCACGGGCTGGTTTGCGCCCGATCAAGGTATCGGCAAGCTCTCGTCGCTTACCGAGCTGCGCACGATGGCCGACGAAGGCGATGCCTATGTGCTCGTCGACGGCACGGGCACTGTGTACGGCGCGTTCGTGATCGAAGGCCTCGACGAAGGGCAATCGCTACACCAGAAGGACGGCACGCCGAGGCGCGTCGAATTCACGCTCAATCTCACGCGCGTCGACGATGGCCTCGTGAAAACGAAAACCGAGCCGGCAAAGGACAAAGCGCAATGAAGCAACCGACGCCGATCTATCAAATCACGCTCAACGGCAAAGACCTCACGAGCAAGATTTCCCCGCGTCTGAATCACCTGTCGCTCGACGAGTCGCGCTCGGACGAAGCCGATACGCTGATGCTCACGCTCGACGATGCCGATGGAAAGCTCGCGCTACCCAAGCGCGGCGAAGTCGTGCGCGTGGCGTTCGGATGGTCCGACACGGGCCTCGTCGACAAGGGCTCTTTCACGATCAACGAAATCGAGCACGCCGGCACCCCGGATATGCTCACCATTCAGGCGCGATCGGCTTCAATGACGAAAGGCCTCGGCGAGCGAAAGGAAAAGAGCTGGCACGGCGAAACGATCGGCGCAATCGTGCGCAAGATCGCCGGCACGCACGGCCTTAAACCTGCGATCGCCGACGCGCTTGCGAAAATCGTGATCGCGCACATCGATCAAACGCACGAGTCGGATATGTCGTTTCTCACACGCCTCGCGAAGCGTTACGACGCCGTGATGAACGTAAAAGACACGAACTTGCTGTTCGTGCCGATCGGGCACGGCACGAGCGTTAGCGGCAAGGCGCTCGGCCCCGTTGAGCTGACGCGCAAAGAAGGCGACCGGCACCGCTATCACGTATCCGAGCGCGAGAACTATGCGTGCGTGCGTGCGTTCTATCACGCGACCGGCCGAGCGAAACGCAAGTCGATCGTAGTCGGCGGCGAAGATAACCATAACGCAAAGGTGTTGCCGGAAACCTATGCAACCGAAGCCGATGCGCGCGCAGCGGCAACGGCCGAGCTGAACCGCACGAAACGCAGTCAGGCGACGATGAGCTATAACCTCGCGCTCGGCCGGCCTGACCTCTACCCCGAAGTGCCCGTTTATCTGAACGGCTTTAAGCCCGAAATCGATGCCGAGTCATGGCTTGCGAAAAAAGTGCGGCACGAGATCGACGGCAACGGCGGTTATACGTGCGACCTCGAACTTGAGACGCGCGACGATCCGACAAGCGAACGGCACCGCTCACACTTCCGCAAGGGCGGGCAATAGCAAAGGGCCAAGGTTTGAAGCCTTGGCCCTTTCGCTTTACTCGTCGCCGGCGATCACTTCGCCAGGCCGTCGCGGCCTACACTCGGCCCCTGCCACACAGACCCATGTTCGCGCGTCGACGTACTTGCGCACTTCCGAATCGCCCCCGCTCACGTCCCCCAGCTCGACGCACTCTTTACGGCCGCCCCTAAACGAATAGCCTTGCGCGCCGCTCGCGTTGCGGACCTCGATGCTACTGATCGTCACCGCCCCCCAAGCCTTGCGCGCATCGCTCCACAACGGCGAGCACGCCCCCATTAGAACGACGCTCGAATACATCGCCCGCGTGACTGTCGGCCGGTTCATCGTGATTCTGAGCGCGCCGTGCTCGATCGCGGCCGAGCTGATCGAATACGGCTTCAAACTCTTTTGCAAAGCTGGCGGCAACTCGCCGGCCTGAGCGTTGAGCACACAACCAAGCGCGGCGAACAGTATCGGCCGCGCAATGCTTGCGGGAAATGTCATAACGCATACGTCCGTGAATAAGGAAACGGCATTGTATCGGGCACCCATAAACTAATATTTCCACTTGCTTAAACTTATATTAGGCTTATAATTGACTGCATGAACGCAATCAACTGGACCCCGAAAGCCGCGAAGCAACTGCGCAAGCTCGACCGGCAACAACAAGTCGCCATTCGCGACGGCGTTAGCACCCTGGCCTCGATGCCGGATTGCCAGAACGTTAAGGCGCTCACGAACCATGAATACGGGTATCGCCTGAGAGTCGGCAACTATCGGATTTTGTTCAACTGGGACGGCGTGATTCGAGTCGTCGAAATCGAAGAAGTGAGGAAACGCGATGAACGCACCTACTAACATTCAAATCATCCACGGGGCGGACGGCAAGCCCGCCTATGTTGTTATCCCCTACGCGGATTACGTCGCCGAGCACCAAGCCGAGCGCGGCACGATCCCGCACGCTGTCGTGAGCCGCACGGTCGACGGCGCGACGCCTGCGCGCGCATGGCGCGAACACTTGGGCCTCACGCAAGCCGAAGTCGCCGAACGCCTCGGCGTATCGCAATCCGCATATGCACAACAGGAAGCGAGCGAACGCTTGCGCAAGTCGTCGCGCTCGAAGATCGCGGCCGCGCTCGGCATCACCGACGCGCAGCTCGATTTCTGAGGGGCGCACGATGCACGCGACCTATTACCTCGTCAAAGAGCGCCCCTACTACGAGAACATGCGCGCCAAGCTGCGCGCGCTCGATAGCTCCCTGAGTGACGGCGCGATCACCCACGCGTGCAACATGATCGGCAACGAGTTGCGGCGGGCAACGTATGACATTCACGAAGTGGCTTTGAGCATGGAACCTTTCGCCTCGACGGACGGCTATTTCCACGACTTCGAAGTTTCCGCGAGCGGTCGAACCATCTATGCACGCGTGACCATCGACTAGCCGCCACGCTGACAAACAAACGACCGTTTTCGTTACTCTTTCGCCTGGGGCATTTCGATGCCCTTTTTTTTCACCCAAAGCGTAAAGAAACCCCGTAAACTTATCAAAGTAACGAAAACGATTAGTAACGCAGTTTATTAACCACTCAGGCGACCATGCAAAAACACCTCATTCTCATGGCGTGCTCGGCGACGAAGGCCTCGACGGCCGCGCCGGCGATCGACCTTTACCAAGGCGTGATGTATTCGACGTTTCACGCGAACGCGCCGGCGACACGGCCGGCCGTTGTCATTCTGTCCGCAAAGCATGGTTTCATCGAAGCCGATCGCGTGATAGATCCATACGAGCAACGCATGACCGAGGCGCGCGCCGATGAAATGCTCGCCGAGCTTTCCGATTTCGACGCGATTAAATGGCCGACCGGCGTGCGCTCGATCTTTCTCGCCGGCGGCAAGGCATACCGACGCGTGATGCGCGCGGCGATCGAGCGGCGCATCGAACTCGGCTTGCTCGATCGCGACGTGAAGATCGACGAAACCAACGCGGCCGGCATCGGCTATCAACGCGCGCAGCTCGGCGCATATCTGCGCGCTATGGCCCGGTCCGATCACCCGGCGCACCTGTTCGTCGACGCGGCCGTGAAGCGCGTCGCTTTCGCCCCTGCCCGCCAGTACGGCAAATCGCTCGCATACGAAGCCCTTCAACATGCGATCGACCTCGGCACCGAGCCAAGCCGTATTGCGGACGTGGCGCACGCCTACATCGACAACGCTTACAGAGACAACCATGCGTGATCCGGCCGACAAAGGCACCCTCGATATCGTCACCGGCGGCATGCGCATCGGCTATGCACGCGTGTCGACGGTCGACCAAAATCTAGAGCTGCAACGCGACGCGCTCGCGCGAGCTGGTTGCGTGCAGGTGTACGAAGAAAAGGCGAGCGGCAAATCGAAGGCCGGCCGCCCCGAGCTGGCGAACATGATGCGAGCATTGCGCAAGGGCGACACGCTGATCGTTTGGCGGCTCGATCGCCTCGGCCGCTCGCTCGTCGACCTCGTGCAGATAGTCGACGAGCTGGCCGCGCGTGGCGTCGCGTTCGAAAGCCTGTCGGAAAAGATCGACACGAGCACCGCGCAAGGCCGCATGTTTTTCGGCTTTATCGCGGCGATGGCGCAATATCAACGGGACGTGATAAGTGAGAACACGAAGGCCGGTTTAGAAGCGTCGAAAGCTCGTGGCCGATCGGGCGGCCGCCCTGCCAAGCTCGACGACAAGGCGATCGCCGAAATACTCGTGCTGCGTGCAAGCCCTGATATTTCGATGGCGAGCATCGCGAAGCGATACGGCGTGAGCAAGCCGACGCTTTACAACGCACTGGAACGGGCGAAGAAAAAGAAGGCTGAAAAACCCACGCCGGCACGTAAGAAACCTAGCGCACGCAGCGCAGATGCCCGAAGCAATACCCGATGAATTCAACGGCGTCGGCCTCGTCGTCGCCGATCACTTCATTCGCATAGGTAGGGTTATCGGTTAGCAAGTGCAGCGCGCCGGCGTGCATCCTTTGCACCCGGCGTATGCGAAGGCTGTCGCCAATCCTCACGACATACACACCGTCAATATCTCGCGCGGTGCGATCGACGATCACAACGTCACCATCATTGATCGTCGGCGACATGACATTGCCGGCATTTCGAAAAGCGATCACGCCCTCAAGCAACGCGGCCCCGCTCGACTCTAACCATGCGCGCGGCACGCGCATCGTGAGCTGAGGCGTCGCGCTCAATTCAGGTATCCCCGCCAAGTCATACGCGGGTATGTCGATATAGGCATCGTCAGGAGCTGGCATGTTGTCACCGTGCAACGTTAGTTCGGGTTCCTCGATCCCCGGCGACCCTCGGCCGAGCACCAACCAATCGAGCGATACCCCCTTTTTTTCCGCAAGTGCAACGCATTCAGCCAACGGCATGCGATCCCGGATTTTCCACACTGCCGGTTGACTGCGTGACGCGCCAATAGCCTCGGCTAGTTCTACATCGGCCTTAACGCCGACTATCTCTTTCATTCTGTCGACGATGGCTTGAATACGCGCCTTATTTGGACTCATATCGCGGAATAAAATTTCAAAAAGAAACGTGCGTTAGGTAACGGTAAGGCCTATAATTACAGTTAGTAACACTAAGCGACAACTTGTTACAACATGAAAACATTAGGCCACTCATGAACACTCAACCATTGACGGCGAAGCGCGTGCCGATCCCACTGAACGCCAGGGAAATCGACGATCTGCAAAAGCTGGCCTCGGCCGATAGCCGGAGCGAAGCGCAGATGGCCCGAATTATCTATCTCGCTGGACTGGAAACATATCGTCGTGCTGCAAAAAAACGAAGCCGGTAAAGGCTTCATTAACCGTGAAGGGTTAAGGCCGGGGGCGGATTCCTTATCTCGAACGGAGCAATAAAAACCATGCGAATCACTCTCGCCTGTCCGCACTGTCGAAGCCGCGTTATCGCAAGAACGTCGCGCGAGCTGTCGACAACCATGCGCGAAATCGTGTTCGTCTGTGTTGACTACACATGCGGCCATACGTTCGTCGCGCAGCTCGAAGCGGTGCGCACGTTGTCGCCGAGTGCAAAGCCGAACGAGGCAATCAGTTTGCCGCTTTCGCCTCACGTCAAAGAACGCGTGATGAAACAACTTCAATTGCTCGCCGACTGAGCGCGCAATATTCTGAGGGACCAAACCATGACTAATTTCGACAAGTCTTTGCATTACGTTGCACTCTCCTATCTCGCGCAGCATCAAGGCGAACACCTCGAACGCGATCGCATGTTGCTGATCGATCGTTGTATGGATCACCTGATCGAAACTCACTTCGTTTCGAAGCGCGAGGCTGAAATTACAGCACTGCAAGCGTTCGGCGAACACGAGTCGCGCAAGTGCAAGGCATATGTCGACGTGTCCCTCACCACGAGTCACACCGTATTCATTCGCGACCCCGGAAACGGCCGCTTGCGTGTTTTCACCGTCGCGGAGCTGATGGAGCTTGTTAAGACACCTGCACTGTCTAGCGCGCCAGTGCCGAGCGCTCGCGACATGCTCGCGAACGGCCTCGGCGATCCCGCTTAAACGCTCTAAACGAACTCCCGAAAAAATCATTTCCGAGCCGCGCTTGACGAGCTGCGGCCGGGACAACTCACGCCCGCGATACGAAAAACATGGCCTCGATTGAAGAACTCAAACGCCGGATTGACCTGCACGACCTCGCCGACCGGCTCGGCATCAAGAAGGGGAAAGGCGGCGACAAGGCGAACTACCACTCGCCGCACACGACCGACAAAGTGCCCTCGCTGTCGATTTTCCCCGCGCTGCCCGAGAAGGGCACCGGATGGAAAGACCATTCCACGGGCAAGGGCGGCTCCTGTATCGATCTGGTGATGTATGTGCAAGGGTGTGACGTTTCCGAGGCAATGAAGTATCTGCACGAAGCGTTCGGCATTCCGTTCGACCGCATCGACAAGCCCGCCGAGACGCGACCGAAAACGGCCGTCGACTACATCGCCGAGCGCTCGATTGAGCTGCGCGAGAAAGCACGCGACTATCTCAAAGGGCGCGGCATCACCGACGCGGCGATCGATCGAGCGTTCAAGTGCAAGACGGCCGGCTATAACGACTGGACAAGCCCCAAGCGGCCGGCCGGCGAAGTCGGTCACGGCGGCCCCGCTGTCGTGTTCCTCGTGCATACCCTTAACGCTTCGCAGCTCGTCGCGGCTGACATGCGTTATTTCGACCCGGCCATTAACGGCGGCGTCAAGACGCAGACACAGGGCGAGAAAGACGGGCACGGCTGGACCGCTGACCCGCGCAAGCTGCTCGCCGCGCACCGCGTCGTGATCGTTGAAAGCGCAATCAATGCCCTGTCTGTCGACTCGCTCGATATCCCCGGCATGGCCGCCTATGCGCTGCGCGGTATCGGCAACGTCGAGAACATCGACTTTGCGTTTCTGCGCGGCAAGCAAGTCGTGATCTGCCTGGACAACGACGAGCCGATCGCCGAAGGCAAACCCCGCGCTGGCGAGCGCCCCGGCCCCGATGCCGCATGCAAGCTCTACGAACGCCTCACGGCGCTCAACATTGCGTGCATCCTCGTCGATCAATCGGACTGGGTTAAAGACCTCGCTGACGGCACGAGCAAGGCCGAGTCGATCAACGATGTAAATGACTATCTGCAACTACGCGGCCCCGACGAGCTGCGCAAGGCTCTTGACACTTACGAGCAATGGCTTATCCCCGGCATGGCCGGCGACGTGACCCGGAAAGGAAAACCGCGCGTGTTCCTGCCGTCGCACGACTTCGCGCAATACTGGCGCTTCCGATCACGGCTCGACTTCTCGACTTTTATCGCCAAGGCCGGCGAGACTGAAGAAGATGCGCCGACGCATATCGACCTCGCCGGCTTTCGCGTGGCGTCTTTTAGCCGCGTGTCTGTCGCAAGTGCATCGGCGACGATGACCGGCGACGCCGACAACTCGCCGACCGTCTATTTCGCCGTGACTGTGCAAACCCCTCGGCACGGCTCGAACCTCACGCGCACCGTTCTGCAGGACAAGCAAATTCATAACCTCGCGGTCTGGAATCAGTTTGGCCCGATATGGGAGCCGAAACGTTTTTCGCGCATGGTGACGATCCTCGAACGGTCTGCGCATCTAGGCGCGCGTACCGCTGCGAATTTTGTCGGCCTCGCATGGCGCGATGGCCGGCTCGTCGTCAACGAAGGGCCGGATTGCTATTTCACCAACCCCGAACAGCAATGCCGGTATCACAACCTGACGTTTCCGAGCGGCCCCGCCTCGGACGCGGCCCGCGTGATCGCGAAGTATCAAGAGACGTTCAAAGACAACGCGGCCGCTCTTGCGCTCGTTTGGGGCCTCGGCGGGCACCTTAAAGCACTGCTCGGCTTCTGGCCGCACATGATGATGCAGGCGGACAAGAGCGCCGGTAAATCGACGCTTATCAAGGCGCTCGAACGCACGATCGGTTTCACGATGTTTTCGGGCCAATCGCTGCAAACTGAATTTCGCTTGACCACGAGCATTAGCCATACTTCGCACCCCGTCGGATGGGAAGAACTGAGCGCGCGCAAGCAAGACGTGATCGACAAAGCGGTCGGCATGCTGCAAGAGAACTATCAATACACGATCACGACACGCGGCTCGGAAATGACCGAATACGTGCTCTCGGCGCCCGTGCTGCTCGCTGGCGAGGACGTGCCCGTGCGATCGCTGCACGGCAAGCTCGTGCGAACCAATCTCACCGGCAAGAAAGGCCCGATGCTGCCGCGCGATCTACCGCGCTTTCCCGTGCGTCAATGGCTCGAATACCTCGCCGAACTGGACCGCGACACCGTGCTCGACAAGTACGAATCATTGCGCACGCACTGCCTCGAAAAAAGCTGCGCAAGCGGCGACGATGAAGGCGGGAAACGCATGGCCTCGAACTATGCCGCGCTGCTGCTCGCATGGGGCTATCTGTGCGACTTCGCCGGCATGCCGACCAATGCCGGCGCATTTGGCGGCGATGTACTCGCCGAAATGAATCGCCATATCTCCGAGACAAGCGCCGACCGTTCGCCGTGGGTCTGGATTCTCGAAACGGCGTTGTCTGAGATCGACGCCGGCGCGTTCCGGCACCCGTTCAAATTTGATGAAGTCGACGGCGAAGATTGCTTGCTCGTGCGGCCGTCGCACATCATGGATCACATTGCCGGCTCGAACAATCTGCGCGAAAAGTGGAATTCGCTGCCCGTCAAAACGCCGGCCGTGTTTCGTCGTCAATTGCTCGCGGCCGGCGTCACGGTCGGCGACAAGGAAATTGAACGCACGATCCACCATCGCCGCGTGCAACACCTCACACCGCTATCGATCAAGCGACTCGCCGGCTTTGGCCTGTCCGTCGCTCGCGATATCACCCACGTCCGCGAGAACTGAGGCGACGCATGAGCACCGACACTGCACAGCTCGCCGGCATGCTGCCGCATAACCCTGTTTTCAGGGAATGGGTTACGACATGGCTGACGCCGCCGGAAACGCCAGCAACCATCGAAGAAGCGGCGCAATTTATCCGCTACGTGTGCGAAGTCGAATCGCGCGCCGAGCTGGCGACCAACAAAGAAGCCGAACGCCGCTTTCACACCATCTTGCGCCGCACCTTTATCGCCTGGCGTGATGCACGACACCGGACCAAATGAGAGGCGGCCAGTGCGGCGCTGGCCGGCCGCCCTGCCCTACCCCTTGCCTTACCCCTTCCGGCCGCATGTGCGGCCCGCCAATAGACCGGAGCAATGTTTATGAGTTACCGCGAGGCTTTGAAAAAGACGGCTTTGTTTGTTCCCGTGTCGCTGCTCGACCGCGGACTATGGCGCGACCTCGGCGAGCACGCCGGCGAGCTGCTTGTCGCACTCGCTTCACTCGTCGGCCGGCTCGGCGCGATCGCGCTCTATCCGATCGCCGTGCCTATTCTTGCGGCCCTTGTCGTCGCGGCCGATCGTGCGAACGATCGCGAGCGCGAACGTGTTGAGCGCGTGATTCGTGCCGAATGGGAGCGGCACCGATATGAGCCGCGTGAGCTGCGCGCCGGCGACACAACGACAAGCCCATAAAAAAGGCCGCTGACGCTCTGCGCCGGCGGCCCACTGAATACCCCCTGCCTGACCTTTGGCCGCCTCGTGCGGCCGTTTTTTCGCCCTATCTCGGCGCGTATCCGGCCGAGCGCAATGCCGCTTGCAACTTGTCGACCGCATCGCGCATCACATATGCCTCGTCGTTATCGACCGAGCACGAGCGAAGATCGGAAAAGGTGATCCGCTTGCACAACTGCGCGAGCGCATAAGCCTCGTCCGTACTCATTTCGGCGAAATAG